TGCAGGAGACGGTTCATTATCATACGATAATTCTACTGGTGTAATTACATACTCAGGTATTAGTGATTCACAAGTAAGAGGTAAATTATCAGTCACCGATTCAGGTGGAGATGGTTCACTTGCATATAATAGTGGTACTGGTGTAATAACATATACAGGCCCAAGTGCTGCTGAGACACGTGCTCATTTAAGTGCAGGTACTGGTGTTGGATTCAGTGGCGGTGCAATTAGTATTGGACAGGCAGTTGGAACTTCTGATAACGTATCTTTTGGAGACCTCACACTTTCAGGTGACTTGACCGTAAATGGCACAACAACTACTGTTAACACTGCAACTCTTAATGTCTCAGATAACATTGTTGTTGTTAACAATGATGTGACTGGAACACCTACTGAAGACGCTGGTCTTGAAGTAGAAAGAGGAACATCAACTAATGTATCTTTACTATGGGACGAGTCAGAAGACGAGTGGACATTTGGTTCACATAATGTTAAGGCAACCTCTTTTGAAGGTTCATTAACAGGAAACGCTTCTACTGCATCTAGTGCTGCTCAGTTAACGAGTGCAAGAACAATTACTTTGGGTGGAGACCTTTCAGGTTCTGCATCATTTAATGGTACTGCAAATATTACAATATCAGCCGCAGTTGCAGATGATTCACATAATCATACGATTGCAAATGTTGACGGATTACAGACTGCCTTAAACACTAAATATCAGAGTGGTTCAAACGCAACACTAGGAACAATTACTACAACTAACGCTAGTAATTCAGGTGGATTTGTGAGAAACATATATCAGTCAACTTCATCGCCTGGTTCAGGTGACGGTGCAGTTGGTGATTTATGGGTTCTATACTCTTAATTAGAGTATAGGATTTTTTAACTTTTTAAGGTAATATAGAATATGGCAACAGGGTCGCAAAAGGTAAAAACACCTTCGGGTTGGAACTCAACTCAGGGTGGTTGGGTAAAAACAGGTTCTACAACATGGAAAGCTGTTGACCAAATATATGTAAAGACCCCTACAGGGTGGAATAATGCATCAGGTCAACAATCTGTTCAACAACCATACCCATACATTGCAAATAGTCAAACTCCTTACATTGCTAACGCACAAAATCCTTATCCGTATATCGCAAATGCTCAGACTCCATATATCGCTAATGCACAAAATCCTTATCCGTATATTGCTAATAGTCAGACCCCATATATCGCAGACGCACAGCAACCTTATCCGTATATTGCAAATAGTCAGACTCCGTATATTGCCAATGCAAGACAACCTGCTACGTATCAACATAGGTCGCCGTTTACATATCAAAATCCTTCAAATAAACAGTCGCCTTATATTGCAAATGCTCAACAACCTTATCCTTATATTGCAAATAATCAGCAACCTACTATTAAGAATGCACAACAACCGTATCCTTATATTGCATCTGCACAAGAACCTAACATAAGGTCAGCACAACAACCGTATCCTTATATTGCTAATGCTAGACAACCGAACACATACCAACATAGGTCTCCATTTACATACAGAAACCCTGTAAATGGTCAAACACCTTATATTGCAAATGCTAGAAGTCCAAGAGGATATAGAAATCCTGTAAATGGTCAAACACCTTATATTGCAAATGCTAGAAGTCCAAGGGGATACAGAAACCCTGTTTCTGCTCAACAACCTAATATAAGGAATAGTCAAACACCATTCACTTACAATGCTAGATATCCTGCAAATGCTCAGTCACCTAGTAATAAACAGAGTCCATTTACATACAATGCTAGATATCCTGCGAATGCTCAGTCACCTAGTAGTAAACAGAGTCCTTTCACTTACAATGCTAGATACCCTGCGAATGCTCAGTCACCTAGTAGTAAACAGAGTCCTTTCACTTACAGTTTTAGAAGTCCAACTACATACACTTATCCCGACCCTGCAATTTGGGGCCCGTATCCAGTGACAGGTGGGTATATATCTAGTTATAGTTATCGATATGATGGATTTAGAAGTCAAAATCCAGTTGCGCCAACGCAATATGGAGCTTCATTTGGTTCAAGTCCTTGGCCTGCGATTCCTTCAAGTACTCCAAGCTATCAATTTATGCAGCGAGCATATTGGTTGAATCGTTCTGCTCCTTCTAGTACATCAGGTACACTGAATGTTGGAATCTTTTCACCTTCGATAACATATGGTTCTACATTTAGTTATCTTCAAATTATTAAAAGTGGAACCACTACAAATATACCTTATGCAACCTTTACGCCAAATGGTTCGCCTGGGACACCACCAGCTTCATTGTGGAGTGGAAGTATGCCTATTACAGCATCACAATTCCCAACTCATGTAATTTTTAACGGTAATTCCGTCACATTAGCATTATTTTAATGGAGTATAATAAATGTCAATAACAACACAAACAATAGATGGACAAAATTTTTATGTAAGAAGTCCTCTTCCAACAGTCACATGTAATGGTGTGGATTATAGTGTATCATGTACATTCCCACTTACAAATTACACTGTAGGTGGAGAAGTTGATACTGTAAATGCAACAGAACATTTTGAAATGATGGAAACAAATAGAATTAATGAAGCAATTGCAATGTCATATGGACTACCAGTAATAGAAGATGGCGTAGAAGTTTGGACTATAGCAGACCAATTGCAATACTTAACAGCGGTATAATAGGAAAATAAACAAATGGCAATAGGAAATACCCAACAACCAAATATAGGAAATGCTAGACAACCTGTAATCTATAGGAATCCGTTTACCTATAGGGTTCCGTATATTGCCAATGCAAGACAACCTGTAATCTATAGGAATCCGTTTACCTATAGGGTTCCATATATTGCTAATGCTAGACAACCTGTAATCTATAGAAATCCATTTACATATAGGGTTCCATATATTGCTAATGCTAGACAACCTAATACATACAATCATAGGTCTCCATTTACATACAGAAACCCTGTTGGATATCAGTTGCCTTTTACTTATAATAATAGACAACCATTTACATACAGAAACCCTGTTGGATATCAGTTGCCTTTTACTTATAATAATAGACAACCATTTACATACAGAAACCCTGTATCTGCACAAGAACCTAATATAAGGAATAGTCAAACACCATTCACTTATGCAAGACAGGGTAGAACACCATTTACCTATAATCATAGAAGTCCGTTTACCTATGCAAGACAGGGTCAAACACCGTTTACCTATAATCATAGAAGTCCATCTACTTATGCAAGACAAGGACAAACTCCTTTCACATATCAAAACAGACAACCTGTAATCTATAGAAATCCTGTAAATGGACAAGAACCTAATATAAGGAATAGTCAAACACCATTCACTTATCAGAACAGACAGCCTGGAACTTATCAGAGAACTGGAAGAACACCATTCACTTATCAGAACAGACAGCCTGGTACATATGCAAGACAAGGTCAAACACCTACTACATATCAAAACAGACAACCTAGTACATATGCAAGACAAGGTCAAACGCCTACTACATATCAAAACAGACAACCTGCAACATATGCTAGACAAGGTAGAACACCTGTTATCCGTTGGGACGGTGCATTACAACAAAACTGGCCAGGAACACCTATATCCTCTTAAACACTAAATAAGTGTGAGAGGATATAATATATTATGGACAAATTAAAAACCTTAGAGCAAACAAAAGAACTTTTAACATTCCCCGAGTCATTCAAAGATTTAGACCATAGGTCTAGAAGAGATATAGACCAATGGCATTTAGGTGCAATAAACGACTTATCTAACATAGACGAAGAATCTGAATTTTTTAAGATTCTTGAATACATGTTTGAAAACATGCCTCCACTTAAATTATGTAAGTGGTCTGATTTAGAACAACTTAGAAGAGACGGTAAATTAATTGGTTGGCAAGGTCTAAGATTTCAAGCAAACTCATATCATAGATTCTTACCCGAAATTTATACATCAGGTTCTATTAATGAACATGGCGCTCCTTCTACAAAATTTGCAGTATCAGAACCTATAAATGATAAAGAAGTTTATATTGGAGACTATGCAGGAGAAGAACTAGAAGAGGGGGATTTTGAAGCAGAAGACTTTCCAGTTGCATTGAACTCAATGTATTATCATAGTGCAAAAGCACATTGGTTAACTCAAAGTATACAAGAAGAAGGATTGTGGGCACCCATACAAGGTCTTACACAAATGTGTGGTGACAGAATACAATTAATGATTCACCCAGGCTCTGTTCGTTCAGGTTGTTTTGAGGAAATGGAAGACCCGACTCATGAATTATTATTATGGGATTCACATGATATTATACCAACAAATCCAATAACAGTCAAGCAATGTCTAGAGTACTGGCAAGATAAAGTTTGTAATGGATTTAGAAAACCAAAATACAAAGGTCTTTCTGCAATATGGACAATGGGAACTATAGAGTTCCAAGCAGACTTTAGTAATGTTGATTTCAGAAAGTATGTTTGGGAACATAGTGAAAAAGTCACTAAACTTGCAAAAGGAAAACCATTGAATATCTACATTGGTTATGATAGTAGACACAATGGATTAGAAAATGTATGTAAGGAATCCATACTAAAGTCTATAAAACAATCTATTGGGGGTGGAAGACTTGTAAACTATAATAAGTTTATACCCGAAATTAAATTTTTAGATGTATCCAAAATACCTGAATACAAAAGACCATATGAAAATCAATCCACATGGTTTACATATAGTAGATTTTTAATCCCTTACTTAGAAAACTATGAAGGTTTCAGTTTATTTATAGATGATGATTTTATTTTTAGTAAATCATTATTACCCATGTTTTACTATTTAAATACAGATGATGCAATTGCATGTATTAAGTATCCTCAAATAAAACATGACGAAACTAAATTTGACGGAGAGGTGAACATAGATTACCCATGTAAGTTATGGTCTTCAATGATGTTCTTTAATAATGGACATGAAGACTGTAAAAAGTTAACACCCGAAGTTGTAAATACATGGACTGGAGCTCAATTACACCAATTTGAATGGACTGATAAAATTAGTCCTATACCCGAAAAATATATATTTGTTGAAGGGTATGATAACCCTGATGTAAAGTGGGACTATAGTGGAATCCATTATACTAGGGGAGGCCCGTGGATAAATGATATGGATTCTAGTCACATAAATAACTTAGAAGATTATAATAAAGTAAAAAATCTATTGTAATTTAAACATAATTGAGGTATAATAACAGTATGAACGCACTAATTTACACAGAAGACCAAAAGTTAATAATCAGAAAACCAAATGGTTTACAATATGAGTTTGCAAATACAGACCAACCTGAACTTGGATTTGATTTTGATGTATTGGTATATGACGATATTGAAGTCATAATAGAAAAATGGGAAGACGGAAAGTGTTTTGACGACCAAGTACAAAGACATATCACTGGGGCTGAAAAAGAAATCATTGAAAACTATATTGAAAATTCTGAACCTCCTGTAGGAATTACATTAAATAATCAATATGCACAAGACTTAATGACTCAACTTAAAGGGAACATAGATGATTTTATGGGGAACTATGGTTTTGAAGACTTAACAGAAGTCACTTTTGCAGGTAGAGAGGGCTCTAATCACCCATATAGGTCTAATGCAAGAAGAGTAATGGAATACACTGATTCTCAGTATGTCATATATGACCAGTTAGTAAATGAAATATTTGCAACTAGAGAAGACCATTTAAAAGATATTCAAGAATATATAAACCAACTTCCTATAGCAAGTTTATTGCCTGACCACGAAAGATAAGTCATGTACGATGACATAAAAGTCGTCCACATAGACGAACCTTTTAAAATAAAAGATTTACCACTTAAAGATGTATATGTCTTAGATAACTATCTAGCAACTGAACTACATCACCATTTTGATGATTACATAGTTGCTAATAACCTTTGGTCTAAAACTAATCAAGTAAGTAGTGGAAGTCCAACAGGTCTACCTCATCATAGTTTTTGGGGTGCAACTTATTATAGAGAGGACATGAAATTAGAAAAGAATATGGATAAACTCCATACAGTATTTCCTTACTATTTAAACAGAAGACTACAAACAGAATTTGGATTTAAGTGGGAGAGATTTCAATACATGGGACTAAACTCACAAACACAAGGTTTACAAGGAACAACACATGCAGACTGTCAAGAGGAAGATGAGTGGAATCTCTCATTCCTTTATTATACCAATAAGTTTTGGAATAAAGAATGGGGTGGAACATTAAGGCTGTATAATGAAATGCAACAAGGATTAGATGGTAGACAAGAACATATAGACAATCACCAAATTGCAGAAGTTGAGTTTAAACCAAATAGATTAATAATTTTTGATGGAAGGATACCACATGGTGCAGATGCACCTTCTCCTTCAGCACGATATATAGATAGAAGGTCTCTTGTTTTAAGGGGAGACGAAGTAAGATTAGTAGAGGAAGAAGAATTTTTTCATGCCAACGATAGAATTTCACACATATAATAAAGAAACACTTAGGGACTTTAAACCAGTTCTTGCTAGTTCTATATCACCTGATTGGTGGAAGAAAGCAAAAGTTGGTGAAATAGTTAGAGGAGTAGTTCAACAGACTATTCGTTCATGCCCTGCAATGGACGATTGGTTAAAGAGTGGTTGGTATCTACTTGCAAATAGAGATATTGAAGTTATAAATGGCGTAAGTAAATATGATTCGGGAACTTCTACTACTGCAACTGCAGACCCACATAATACTTCATACAATTCTAGTAGTCACCCAATAACACAAACACTAGACGCATTTGAATACTTAGGTAGTGGTAAACCAACTAAAGATGCATTTAAAATGAGAAATCCTTGGAATATCAAAACACCACCAGGCTATTCTTGTTTTTACCTAGACCCATTCTTATTCCAAAATAATTATTTTGCAACTTGGCAAGGAATAATAGATACAGATGAATTTAATGTTGGAATGGATAATGCACAAATTATATTTTATCCTAAAGTTGACCATTCTTTTGTAATACCAAAAGGAACTCCTCTTTGTCAAATCATACCATATAAAAGAGATACTTGGAATGCCTCATATATTGTTAATACACATGAATCTTGGATAAAGAATCGTGCAACAATAACTTCAGAATTTGAAGATAAACCTACAAATAAATCTATGCAAGAATGGTCTCAAATAAGCAATTTTGAAGATGAGACTATAACTGGATTTGGTGGTTATAGGAGAGGTAAGTTTTGGAAACCAAAAGGTAGATTTTATAGTGAAGAGACCCCACCACCTGAATGTCCTATGCATAACCAAACAGAAGATATAAAGAGTGAAACACAATTGGAGTTTGATTTCGATGGCAGTTAGATTATTATTCCCAACTTTTGTATTTGAGAAAGATTTATTAGACCCTAGTTTAGACCCGAACAGAGGTATAGACCAAAATTATTTAGACCTTCTTGTAGATACTATGGATGGTATGAGAAGGAAAGACCCCGAAGGTAGAAGACTATCTAATGCATATACTGGTTGGCAATCACATGACGGCTGTGAGTCTAATCCTGCATTTCAAAAAATAATGAATAGAATACAAACTATGTTTTATGACGAGATATGGCCTTTTCATGGATTAGACCGTAATAAAGCACAAATGCAAATAGGTAATTCTTGGGCAAACATAAATGATAAACTTGCATGGAACAAACCACACTTACATAATGGTTGTTGGTACAGTGGTGTATTCTATATAAAAGCAGACGGTGACGAAGGTCATATTGAAATGATTGATACAAATCCTAAAGTTGTTTCAGATTTTCCCAACTCTCCAAGAACTCCTACTAGTAAAGGTTATGAACCTAAAAGTGGTAAGTTAATTCTTTTTCCAAGTGGTCTCATGCACATGGTAGAACCAAATCCAACCGATAAAGAAAGATACTCAATATCATTCAATATAGAAATGAAATACACTTCTTCTGAAGGACATAGTGGTAATATAGATAACTATAACCCCGATGAATTTGTTTACAATATATCTTCAGATGGTAAACTTTTGACCGACTAACTATTCTAAATAGTAGTATGGAAATAGTAATCAACACTCATCTCTTATGGAACCTTATGATAACATTCGTGTTAGCACCACTAGGTTTTCTCATAAGAAATCTTTTATCTGAACAAAAGAGAATAGATATACTTGTTAACAAGACAAGAGAAGAATTAGCAAAAGAATATGTCACTAGAGAACAGATAGAAGTGGACTTTGAAAGAATCATGGCTACTATGACAAGGATAGACGAAAAGATAGACCGTCTACAATCTAAGACTTACTTCCAAGAATAGGTTCTAAATTCATATAAATAGTAGTAGACGCAAATTTACTACAGGATTACTATGGCAGAACCAACATCAAAAAGTACCTTAAAAGACTATATAAAAAGGAAACTTGGAGCCCCAGTATTGGAGATTAATGTTGATGACGACCAATTAGATGATAGAATTGATGAAGCACTACAATACTTTCATGAATATCATTACAATGGTTCTATCAAAACTTATCTAAAACACGAAATAACACAAGACGAAATTAACTCATTTAAAACAAATGACACACTTACTGGTTCTACTAGTGGAACACAAGCAATTGCAGGTCAGTCTTACGGAGAGAGTAAAAGTTATGTGACACTACCCGAACATGTGTTAAGTGTATTACGAATATTCCCATTTAATTCAGGACAAACATCTAGTATGTTTGATATACAATATCAGTTAAGATTAAATGACCTTTGGGATTTAACTTCCACAAGTGTTTTATACTATTCACAAGTGCAACAACATATTAAGTTAATAAATGATATGTTAGTAGGACAAATACCTATAAGATATAATGCACACCAAAACAGATTGTATATTGATTACACTACTGCAAAACTAAATGCTGGAGAGTACATTATTATAGAATGTTATAGAAAGATAGACCCTGCAGACTTTACAGACATATACAATGATATGTTTCTTAAGAAGTATGCAACTGCATTAGTTAAGTATCAGTGGGGTGAAAACTTATCTAAGTTCCAAGGTATCGCATTGCCAGGTGGGGTGACACTTGATGCACAACAAATTAAAACAGAAGCACAAGAAGAGATTACAAGATTAGAAGAAGAGTCAAGACTGAACTTTGAAATGCCAGTCATGGACTTAATGGGATAAATTATGCCAACAAATGTATTTTTTAACCATGCAGTTTCCACTGAACAACACTTATATGAAGATTTAGTTGTTGAATCATTGAGAATGTATGGACATGAAACATTCTATCTACCAAGAGAAATTGTAGAGGAAGACTCTATCCTTGGTGAAGACGTGCAATCAACATTCGGTGATGCATATTCTGTAGAAATGTATATAGAAAATACTGATGGCTTTGAAGGAGAGGGAGACCTCTTTAGTAAGTTTGGTGTCCAAGTAAGAGATACTGCAACCTTTGTCATATCTTTAAGAACTTGGGAGAGATTTATATCACTGGACTCTAATCTTGCAACATCACTAAGACCTAACGAAGGAGATTTAATACATTTCCCTCTCAGTGGTTCAATGTTTGAGATTAAATTTGTGGAACATGAAAATCCATTCTATCAAGTGGGTAAATTATTTGTATTCAAATTGCAATGTGAATTGTTTGAATATAGTGGAGAAGATTTCGATACTGGAACAAACGCAGACTTAGTAGAACTAGACCAAGCATATCAAGTTAAATTAACTATGTTTAATACTGGTAGTGGTAATTATACTGTCAATGAGAATGTCACTAAAGGTGGAGTTGTTGTTGGGGAAGTGGTTTCATGGTCTCCACAAAATCATTTATTATCCGTAAAAGACAACACAATAACACTTGCAGTTAATGATGTTTTAATTGGTGCAAGTTCAGCTGCAGAATATACTATTCAATCTATAGAAGATGTTCTAACATTCGGTAATGATGGAAATGCACAAAATAAAGACTTTGAAGATACTGCAGACAACTATCTAGACTTCTCAGAAACCAACCCTTTCGGTGAGGTCACATAATGTTTGGTACATTTTTTTATAATGAGACAACAAAACGTGCAGTGTCTATATTTGGAACACTATTTAACAATATAACAATTAAAAAAATAAAAGATGATGGTACTGTTTTAACAGAACAGAAAGTTCCTATATCATACGGCCCTAAACAGAAATTTTTACAAAGACTTGCAGAAGAACCAAATCTAAATGATAACAATAGAACTGCAATTAGTTTACCTCGTATAGCATTTGAAGTTAGTGGTTATGAATATGATGCAACAAGACAGCAAAACAAACTTATAAGACATCAGAAGACCACCTTAGACACCGCTGACACGACTAAAAGGTCTTACCAGTATCAACCTGCACCCTACAACCTATCGTTTAATCTAAGTGTTTTAGCGAAGAATATGTCAGACGCATTACAGATTATAGAACAAATTTTACCATACTTTCAACCTGAATATACAGTCACTATGAAAATGATTGATTCAATGACTGATTATAGAGATGTTCCAATTATTCTAAATTCAGTATCTATGGAGGATACGTATGAAGGCGATTTTACAGAAAGAAGAGTTATAGAATATACACTTTCTTTTACAATGAAACTAAATTATTTCGGGCCTGTTTACAATGGTAAAGTTATTAAAAATGTTATTGAAAGAGATTATATTAATACTACAAGTGGTTTATTTACAACAAGTCAGATAGATAGTTCAGGTCTAATAAAAGAAGTTAAACACTATGAACCTGCATTTGCAGAAACAACATCTACTGCAGTATCTAGTTCTACAACAATACCATTTGCAACTGCAATAAATAATAGTATAAGTGTCGGCGATGAAGTATTTGGAACAAATTTATCAACCAATCCAACTATTTCAAGTATCTCATCAGATAAGTTATCTATAGTGGTTTCTTCTGCAGTAATACTAAGTGCAAAAACTGTATTGAAATTTGTGGGTTCAGTAGACCCAGGCGATACATTCGTTGTTGCAGAAACCGTGACTTTTTATGATGATGGTTCACCTTCGACATTTACAGAAGATAAAGTGACCGATGCAAGTTAATTATGGCAAAAGATATAGACTCGAAATTAAATGATGTTCTTGACATTTCTTCAGAAATAAAGAAAGAAACAACTCAAGTAATCAAAAAACCACCCCAGTCAGATAATGTTCAGACGGACTATAAGTACACTAGAGAAAATCTCTATGGTCTTGTAGAACGAGGACAAGACGCAATAGACGGTATTCTAGATGTTTGTAAAGAAACTGAAAATCCTCGTGCATACGAAGTTGCAGGTCAGTTAATAAAGACTGTAGGTGAAACTGCAGAGAAGTTATTAGACGTTCAAACCAAATTGAAGAAGTTAGAAGACGAAAACGGGAGTGTAAAAACACAACATAATCATTTATATGTTGGTTCTACTTCAGAACTTCAAAAGTTTCTAAAGAAAGAAAGTAAAAAAGATGACAGTTAATAAGAATGAAGGTTATCTTGGAAATAATCTCATTAAAAGAGCGGGTATTGAAACTCAATACGCAAAAGAAGAATTAGATGAATATCTAAAATGTTCTAAAGACCCTTGTCATTTTATAGAAAATTATACACAAATCATATCACTAGACGAAGGTATGGTTCCTTTCAAACTTCGTGGGTATCAAGACAAATTAATAAAGCACTATGACGATTCTCGTTTTAGTGTAGTTCTTGCATCACGTCAAAGTGGTAAATCAATCACTTCTTGTGCATATCTCTTATGGTATCTATTGTTTCACCCCGAAGTGACTGTTGCAATCCTTGCTAACAAGGGTGCAATTGCAAGAGAGATGATTGCTCGTCTTGTCACTATGTTAGAGTCTGTACCATTCTTCTTACAGCCAGGTGTTAAGATTCTAAACAAAGGGTCTATTGAATTTGCAAATGATAGTAAAGTCGTTGCAGCTGCAACCTCTTCAAGTTCTATTCGTGGTATGTCAATTAACCTACTATACTTAGATGAGTTTGCATTCGTAGACGATGCAGAGACATTCTATACTGCAACATATCCCGTTGTGACCTCGGGTAAAGACTCAAAGGTTATTATTACCTCTACTGCAAATGGTGTGGGTAATATGTTCCATAAGATATATGAGAGTGCAGTTCATGACCAATCAGAATATAAATCATTCACAATCAACTGGTATGACGTGCCAGGCAGAGATGAAGCATGGAAGAAAGAGACCATTGCAAATACTTCAGAAGCACAATTTGAACAAGAGTATGGGAACTCATTCTTAGGAACAGGTTCTACACTTATTAATTCTAATACATTATTGGGTATGAAGTCTATAGATTCGGATTGGGTTAAAGATGGGATAAATCTTTACCAAAGACCTATAGAAAATCATAACTATATATGTACAGTTGATGTATCACAAGGTAAAGGATTAGATTATTCCACATTTACTATATTTGATGTTTCGTCTCAACCATTCCAACAAGTCTTGGTTTATAGAGATAATATGACATCACCTATGTTGTTGGCAGACATAATTAATAAATATGTTAGACCATATAACGAAGCACTTGTTATTATAGAAAACAACGCAGAAGGTGGTATGGTCGCACAACAGTTGCATTATGATATAGAGTACCCTAGTGTCTTTACCCAAGGACAAACTAAGGCAGAAGATATCGGTGTGACAATGAATAAACGAATTAAGAGAATTGGTTGTTCTACTCTGAAAGAAATACTAGAAGAGAATCGACTAAATATAGTAGATAGAGCAACAATAACAGAACTTATGACCTTTGTTATTAAAGGCAACTCATATGAGGCTGATAGGGGTTATAATGATGATTTAGTTATGAACAATGTATTATTTGCATGGTTTATAACAACAGAATACTTTCTTCACTTAACAGATACTAGAGTTAAGGACTTATTGTATTCAGAACAACAAAAGTTGATAGAAGATGATATTCTACCTGCAGGAGTGTTTGGTGGAATACAGGGTGAAGAAGAAACATTCGTAGATTCAAACGGAGATAGATGGTTCACAATAACCTAAATAAATATATTGTTAGAGTTATTAAAGTTATAAATATATCAAGTAAAACAAACTTTTTACATTAACAGGAGAAAAGTATGGCATTTCAAGTATCACCAGGCGTACAGGTCAAAGAAGTCGACCTTACAAATGTTGTACCAGCAGTTTCAAGCACTACAGGTGCTTTCGCAGGTTCATTTCAATGGGGCCCTGTTGATGAAGTAATAACAGTTTCAGATTCAAAAGGTTTAAACAGTGTGTTCGGAAACCCTGCAAATACAGACGCAGGTTCAGAAGATTATTACACTGCAGAATCTTTCCTAAAATATGGTTCTTCATTGAGAGTGGTAAGATTAAATTCAACAGGATTGTATTCTGCTAACGCAAGTTCAGCTGCAACATCTCTTCTAAAAAACAATGAAGAGTATATAGAGACCTATAGAGATGGTTCTCAGGCTGCAACAGTAGGTACATTTATAGCAAAATATGCAGGTGTTTTAGGTAATTCACTTAAAGTAGAACTTTGTGGTTCTTCAAACGCATATTATAATGATGTTGTCACTGCAACTAATAGTGTTGACGGTGATTCAAACCCAGTCAACCTTGCAGTAGGAACAACAACAATTCCAACAGACGCTGGTAATTCAGTATTTCAGGTTGGAGACATAGTAAAATTCGCAAACCATAGTCAGGAATATAAAGTTTTAACAACACCTGATGACGCTTCTATAACAATAGAAACAATCGGAACACCTACAAAAACAGGTTTAACAACAATAGTTGGTGATGGTGTAAATATAGATAGATTTTGGAAACACTACAGTTTATTTGATAAGGCACCAGGCTCTTCTGCAAACGCAGTTAAGGCAGGTGCAACAAATGACGAGTGTCATATCGTTGTCACAGATGAAGACGGTGCGATTACTGGTGTCCCAGGCGAAGTTTTAGAAACATATGGTTTTGTATCACAGGCTTCAGACGCTAAAGATGAACAAGGTCGTTCTAACTATTACAGAGATGTAATTGCAAGAGGTTCAGACTATGTTTATTGGTCAGGACATTCTACATCAACACACGCAAGTGCAACAGAATCAAGAACACTTGCAACAGTTGCTGGTGGAACTGCATTCGGACAACCTGCTTTACCACTTACAGTATCACTTGGTGGTGGTGCTAACGGTAGACTAGGAACTGCAGGACAAAAAACAGACGCTTATTCAACACACTTCGGAGATGCAGAAACAATAGACATCTCTTTAATTCTTATGGGTTCTGCAAGAACTGATAATGGTAGTGGAACAGAACAAGACACAATTACAGACCACAATACAATATTAAATGAATTAATATTAATTTGTGAAAATAGAAAAGACTGTATAGTTGTTGCTTCACCTAGAAAAACATCTATAGTAAATGTTGCATTAGAGTCTACTCAGGTTTCTAATGTTAAAACAGACTATTCATCAGTCACAAGTTCTTCATACGCAGTATTAGACAGTGGTTGGGTATATCAATACGACAGATTTAATGACAAATACTGTTGGGTGCCAGGAAATGGACACACTGCAGGTATTATGGCAAGGTCAGACTTATTAAGTGATGCATGGTTCTCACCTGCAGGATTCACAAGAGGTCAATACTTAGGTATTACTAAACTTGCATTTAACCCTAAGAAGTCTTCAAGAGACGACTTATATCGTGCAAGAATCAACCCAATAGTCACATTTGCAGGTCAAGGAACAGTATTGTTCGGAGATAAAACTGCATTAACAAGTCCTTCTGCATTCGACAGAGTGAATGTAAGAAGATTGTTTATAGTATTAGAAAAGGCAATTGCAACTGCTGCTAAATCACAACTCTTTGAATTTAATGACGCATTCACAAGAGCTCAATTTAGAAGTGCTGTAGAACCTTTCTTAAGAGATGTTAAAAATAGAAGAGGTTTAGTAGACTTCTCAGTAGTTTGTGACGAAACAAACAACACTGATACAGTGATTGATAGAAACGAATTTGTTTGTTCAATCTTTGTAAAACCTGCTAAATCAATTAACTTCATAACTCTTAACTTCGTGGCTGCAAGGTCAGGTGTTGAGTTTGAAGAAATTTATAGTGCAGTATAACAGGAGTATATAAATGGCAACAATAGACCAATTTAAAGCACAATTAATCGGTGGTGGCCCTCGTGCAAACAGATATAGAGTCTTTATCCCTAGAAGTGGTGAAAAGATAGAATTTTTATGTTCTGCTGCTCAGATTCCTGCTGGTAATATAGGTGTAATTTCAGTACCTTTCAGAGGTCAAAATCTAAAACTCGCAGGAGATAGAACATTTGACGACTGGACAGTGACTTTAATTAATGATGTAGAGTTTTCTTCTAGAACTGCTTTAGAGGCATGGCAAGAAGATATCGCTTCACTAACAACAACCGATGCAGCTACGAATACAGATTACTTATTATCTCGTGCATTTGTTGAACAGTTGCATAAAGATGACTCCGTCCTTGCAAGATATGAGTTCTTCAACATTTTCCCAAGTGTAGTTTCAAGTATTGCTTTATCAAGTGATGAGGCTTCTGCTTTAGAAACATTTGAAGTCACATTCTCATACTCGCATTGGGATAGAGTTAAGTAAATAGTTGTGAATATCACCACATTTAGGTGGTATAAATATTAGTATGGAATTATTTGGGTACGAAATTACTCGTAAAAAAGACGAGTTAAGAAATACGGAGGCACCGAATGCTAAGTCATTTGTGCCGCCAGTTGATGATGACGGTACACCCGTTATACAACAACAGGCTGGATATGTTGCAGGTGGTGCTTATGGTGCCTATGTTGACATGGAAGGTGGTATTAAGAATGAGGCAGAACTCATTCGCAGATATCGTGAAACTTCTTTGGTGCCAGAGTGTGACTCTGCAATCGAAGATATAGTTAATGAGTGTATCACATCTGATGTTTCAGATAAGATTGTGACACTCGACCTCAGAGATGTTAAACTCTCTGATAGTATCAAAGGTAAGATACAAGACGAGTTTAATCACATCTTAGGAATGATGAAGTTCAATCAGAACTCTCATGAAATATTCAGAAAATGGTACGTAGATGGAAGAATATATTTCCATAAAGTCGTTGACTCTAAAAGACCTAAGTTAGGTATAGTCGACTTAAGAAACGTAGACCCATTAAAAATTAAAAAAGTTAGACATGTTGAGAAAGATAAAGACCCTAAAACTCAAATAGAAAGAGTTAAAAAGGTAGAAGAGTTCTATATGTTTAATGACAGAGGATTCGATAAATCTTCTGCAACAGAAGGAACAACAGTTAAAATTGCACCTGAGGCTGTATCATATACTACTTCAGGTCTGCTTGATTACACTAAGAATGTTGTAATCGGGTATTTGCATAAAGCATTGAAGACTGCAAATCAGTTATCAATGATGGAAGATGCACTTGTTATATATCGTATATCAAGGGCTCCTGAAAGAAGAATATTCTACATTGATGTAGGAAACCTTCCAAAAGCAAAGGCAGAACAGTACCTTGCAGAGACAATGAACAAGTATAAGAATAAACTTGTTTACAATGCAGATACTGGTGAAATCAAAGATGATAGAAAACATATGAGTATGTTAGAAGATTTTTGGTTGCCGAGAAGGGAAGGTGGTAGAGGAACAGAAATTAGTACGTTGCCTGGTGGACAAAACCTTGCAGATATAGACGATATAGAATACTTCAAGAAGAAGTTATATCAGTCTCTTAATGTTCCTGCTTCTAGAATGGAGGCTGATAATGGTTTTAACATGGGTCGTGCTTCAGAGATTAATAGAGATGAACTTAAGTTTAATAAGTTCACTAACAGACTTCAGAAGAAGTTCTCTAGAGTCTTTATTGATATCCTTAGAACACAATTAGTTCTAAAAGAGATAATCAATGCAGAAGAGTATGATAGTGCAGTAAAGGAATTTGTTCAGTTTCAATTTGCAACCGACAACCATTTTACAGAGTTAAAGGATGCAGAGATACTAAAAGAGAGAATAGACACTCTTGGACAGGTATCAGAATATGTTGGACAGTATTACTCTAAAGATTGGGTTAGAAAATATGTTTTAATGCAATCAGATGAGGATATAAAAATAATTGATAAACAAATCAACACCGAAAAAGAAGAAGGTGGTGAAGATAATGATGACTTCGGAGGATTCTAATAATGAGTAGTGAAATCGCAAAACAAATTGTAGACCAAATAGAACAAGGTCAATTGAACGATGCTAAAGATAGTATTGGTCAAGGCATTAAACAGAAGGCTGCAGATGCAGTTGATATGAAAAGAGTTGAAATGCAAGTAGACTGGGTAGATGCACCTTCAGCTGAACCGACAGGTGAGTAATGAAAAGTTTCTCTTCTGTTTTAACTGAATTAAATGAATCTCGTAAAGATATTCCTTTAAATTCATTTGAAGTTAAAAGAAACTTCGTTGAAATAGGAGAACAAAGGTTTAATGTAGTGTTTTCTAGTCTGAAAAGAGATATAAAAATATCTATAGATGGAAATACATTAAACGAATCTTTTAAAAGTTTAAAAGATGCAGAAAAAGAATTTAACAATATCCGTTATGTAATGAAAGATTTGATTGAAAAGGATACAAAAATAGAGGAAATTATCAATGAAATTAATATCAGAGTTTAATGATTACGCAGTTCAACCTGTAATCATAGAACAAAACGAAAAGGGTGAAAAGGAATACTTTATTGAAGGTATTTTTATGCAATCTGAAATTAAAAACAGAAACGGTAGAGTTTATCCTAAAGAAGTCATGAAGAAGGAAGTTAACCGATATTGTAAGGAGTTCGTAGAGAAAAAACGTGCTTTCGGTGAGTTAGGACACCCTGATGGCCCGACAATCAATTTAGACAAAGTTTCACATATGATTACATCTTTAGAAGAAGATGGAAACAATTATGTGGGTAAAGCAAAGATTTTAAGTACACCAAATGGTCAAATCGTAAGAAATTTGATTGATGACGGTGCAAAACTTGGAGTTTCATCAAGAGGACTAGGTTCACTAGAACAAAAAGGTGGTGCTCAATACGTGAAAGACGATTTTCAACTTGCAACTGCAGGTGATATCGTTGCAGACCCTTCTGCACCTGAGGCCTTCGTTGAAGGAATCATGGAAGGTGTTGAATGGGTGATGGAGAATGGTATATTAAAGGCAGTAGAAATGGAGAAAATGCAGAAAGAATTAAGGACTGCATCTCTAAATCAACTCGAAGAAACCAAATTAAACCTTTGGAAAAAGTTCGTTGAGAACCTATAATATATAAATAAATTAAGTAGTTCAATTAGAAACTAAACAGGAGAAAAAAATGGCAGAGTTAGAAAATAACCTAGAAAGTATCGAAGAGGTAAAACAACCTCATGACGGTGCTGAAAAAGGCGACACTAAACCAGTCAAACAAGGTTCATCTGATGCTGAGTCAATAGAGTCAGGAAAAGTTGAAGTCGTTAAACCTGAAGAAAATCCTGTTGACAAAGCAGTTGACTCAGTAAAGAAAGCAGAAAATGTTAAGTCAGTCAGTGGTGACGCTCAACAGAAAAATGCTGGAAAAGCTGATAGTCAACCTAAATTGAAAAAAGTTTCAGAAGATGAAGAAGAGTCTAAAAAAGACGAAGTAAAATCTTCAAAAATGGAATCAATCAAGGCTATCGTCAACAACATGAAGGAAATGACTAAGGAAGAAATCTCTTCAATATTGGGAACAGTATCTGAAGAAGAAGTTGACGAGAGTTTGACAAAGGCAGAAGTTGCTAGAAAAGTAGTAGAATCTTTAAAGTCTATGACTGAAGAAGAAGTTGCAGAAACTTATGGCAAAATGTCTAAAAAGAAAGACGAAGAAGTTGAAGAAGAAGTAGAAGTAGAAGTAGATGAAGAAGTATCTACAGAACTTGAGTCTTCTTTAGTTGAAATCGAAATAGATGACGACCTATCTAAAATTTCAGAATCTTTAGACCTTTCAGAAGAAAATGCTGAAAAGGCGAAAACAATCTTTAAGGCTGCAGTGACTTCAAAAGTTGCAGAGATTAAAGAAGAGTTGGAGTCTCAGTACTCAGAAGAATTAAAAACCTCAGTTGAGAAAGTTAAAACCGACCTATCGGAAGGTGTTGACAAATACTTAACATATTGTGCAGAAGAGTGGACGAAAGAAAACGAACTTGCAATAGAAAGAGGTTTGAGGTCAGAAATGACTGAGAACTTTATTGAAGGATTAAAAACATTGTTCGTAGAACATTATGTTGATGTCCCTGAAGATAAGTACAATGTTATTGATGAACTCGCAAATCGTCTCGATGAGATGGAACAAAAACTTGACGGTGAAGTAAATAGAAATATGGACATCACTGAAGAGTTGGATACACTCAAAAGAGCAAACGTGATAACGAAGGCCTGTGAAGACCTAACCGAATCACAAACAGAGAAATTAGTTTCTCTTGCAGAAGGAGTAGACTTTAAAGACGCAGAAGATTTCGCTGAGAAAGTTTCTGAAGTTAAAAATGCATACTTCCCTGTAGACGGTGAGAAACTAGTTGAAGATACAGTTGTTGAAGAAGGAACAGGAGTTATCTCTGAGGAATCAGACGAACCAACACTTGCACCTGAAATTGCAACTTATGCTAACGCATTATCAAAACTAAAACCATTAGGTTAATTTAAAGGAAAAATAAAATGTTTTTATCAGAAAACTTACAAGAAAAGTGGAGTCCAATTCTAGAACATTCCGATTTGCCAAAAATCGAGGATAACTACAAGAAGGCTGTCACTGCTGTAATCTTAGAAAACCAAGAAAAAGCTCTTAAAGAAGATAGAGCTACTCTTGACGAAGCAGCACCTTTAAATGCTACTGGAAGTGCGATATCTAACTGGGATCCGATTTTAATCTCCCTAGTAAGACGTGCTATGCCAAATCTCGTTGCTTACGACATTTGTGGTGTTCAGCCAATGACTGGCCCAACAGGTCTTATCTTTGCTATGAAAGCAAGATATAACGACTATCCTACACTTGCAAGAACTGCTAATTCAGAAGCTTTACATAACGAAGCTAGAACTGGTTATTCTGCAAACCCACAGGATGTCGACGGCCCACTAGGTACAGACCATTCAGGCGACCCGTTTAACGGTTCATATGCTTCTCAAACAGAAACAGGTATGACAACAGCTGAAGCAGAAGCTTTAGGTGATGCTGCCGGTAATCATTTCGCAGAAATGAGTTTCTCAATTGAAAAAGCTACCGTGACTGCAGTTTCCAGAGCATTAAAAGCAGAATACACATTAGAACTTGCACAAGACCTTAAAGCAATTCATGGTCTTGACGCTGAGTCAGAACTTGCAAATATTCTTTCATCAGAAATACTTGCTGAAATCAACAGAGAAGTAATCAGAGGAGTTAACAACCAGGCTAAAACTGGTGCGGCTGCTACTGCTTCTGCTGGTACATTCAACTTAGATGTTGATGCTAACGGTAGATGGTCTGTTGAGAAGTTCAAAGGACTATTGTTCCAAATAGAAAGAGAAGCTAATGTAATCGCAAAAGAAACAAGAAGAGGGAAAGGAAACTTTATCCTATGTTCTTCTGATGTTGCTTCTGCATTATCAATGGCTGGTGTATTAGATTATACACCTGCTCTTAACACTACATTAAATGTTGATGATACTGGTAATACTTTTGCTGGTACATTAAACGGAAGAGTTAAAGTCTATATAGACCCATATGCTTCTTCTGATTACATGACTGTAGGTTATAGAGGTTCAAATCCTTATGACGCTGGTTTATTCTATTGCCCATACGTTCCATTACAAATGGTTCGTGCAGTTGGTGAGAATACTTTCCAACCAAAAATCGGTTTCAAAACTAGATATGGTATGGTAAGTAATCCTTTTGTTGGTACAGCACCTGCAAACGGTCTTGCTTCTGCAGGTACTAACCAGTACTTCAGAAAAATGGCAGTTTCTAACATTCTATAAGAATTTTAGTAGTTCATTTAAAAGGGGTCTTTATGACCCCTTTTTTTATATAAATACTTTATATAATCGTTCATTCACTCTAAATGTAGCAGTGAACGGAAGTAGTCAATGGTGACGAAGGAACGCATCTTTGTAAAAGGAGATGTTATGACTAAGTATCAAAAAGCACTTCAAATCAGAAGTGAAGTCAGAAAAACTCTTAAGAAAAAGGCAAGACCTGTAGTGTCTAATGCACCTAAGTCTCAGAACTTACCAGCATACATTACGGATAATCCTTTCTATCCTTAAGATACTTTAAACCCCTCTATCGAGGGGTTTTTAATTTTGACTTCAATCGTTCAATGTCTAGGGAATACCCTATTCTTTACACCGTGTCCTTCTAGTGAGGCCTTACCCCAATTTTATCTAGGTCAATAGGTAGTGACCATAAAGAAATTCGTTTACCACACAATCCCAATTCGTCAAAAATTTCAAGTGTTTCTCTGTTCGGATTCTATCCACACCTCACGATTATATGCCACGTCTTAATTGACTTTAACAGTGTGGAACACCTTTTCTATACGGAACAACCTCTCACAACCATCTTACTTCCGTCTCGATTTCCTACTTTACTAGTATACTAAAAATATATATGCATTGTCAAGCACTATAAATACAAGGTACAATACAGTACATTACACATACACACACAGGAGAAAAATATGAGTAATTCAAAATCAGGGTTCGAAATCAGAGCCGACTTATTATCACAAGCAGAAGGTCTTTTGACCTCTAATTATCAAAGGGAAGTTGATAGCATTTATGCACACAACGATTCATTCCCAAATGATAAGAAACCTTTACCACTAAGAGAAATCACTGGTGAAGAGGTTATTAGAGTTGCAAGACAACTTAATGAATTTGTGACTGAGAAATAACTATAAATAGTATTGTGGGGTGGAATGTTTCACCCCCTTTAATAAGAGAACAACTATGACAGATTATGAAAGAACAGTGAGAGTTTTAGACGGCCCTTGGGCAGATAAAGCATTTCCAAACGGTGAAGAAACAACTAAAGGAGTTATCAGTAGACGAATCACTACACTATATGAGAAAGACGGATACCTTTGTGAAGAGGTAGTCACTAGAGAATATAGAGAAAATGATTATCTAGATACTTCAACAAACAAGAGAGTAATGAAAATAAATGGTTGATATAAATAAATCTTTACTTAACAATAATAACTTTAGATTACTTATAGATAAAGTTCCTACTGTTGAGTACTATGTCCAATCTGTAAATATACCTAGTATGGTATTTTTAGAAACTGTTATGCCTTCAAGAGTTGGTATAGATGCATTCTTCCCTGGCGATAAAGTCACATTCGGTAATCTAAGTGTCACATTCCTAGTTGATGAAGACTTAGAAAACTACAAAGAAATGTATGACTGGATGAATGCAATCGTTCCTATATCAGATAGTAAGGACTACAAAGATTATGTTGATACCAATACACTTTCAACTGGTGAATTAGCAAGTATAAATTCCGATTTAATTCAGTATTCACAAATTACATTAGTGACTAACACTAATAAAAACTTACCAAATAAATTCTTTAAATTCTATGACTGTTTCCCTACAGGGTTGGGTGAAATAGAATTGAAGTCGGGTTCAGATGCAGAAGCTGTGACCTGTACTGCAGAATTTAGATTTACTTATTTTGATATAAATACCACTAGTTAAATATCACTTTTAGTGGTATAATAGTATATTATGACCTTAGATGAAATCAAACAATTGTGGGAAAAAGACTGTATCATAGATGATATAGAATTAGATAAATCTTCTTTAGAAGTTCCTAAACTACATGCAAAATATCAAGACTTACTATCTAGTAAGATTCTATTAATGAAACAACATGAATTTAAGTATAACATTTTACTTAAAGATAAATGGTTGTGGTTTAATGGAAAAATGGACGAAGATAGAATTAATGAACTTGGTTGGAAACATGACCCATTTGACGGGTTAAAAGTTATGAAGAATGATATGCAATTATTCTTTAACTCAGATGAAGATTTACAAAAAGCAAAAGCAAAAATAGAATATTTAAAAGTCACTATAGACTTTCTTAAAGAGTGTATGCAGAATATCACTTGGAGACACCAAACGATTAAAAATACAATCGATTGGAGAAAGTTCATGGCAGGAAGTTAGAATGATATTAGAAAATTATGTCTGCGAATTGCCAAATTTCTTTACTGAATCTGAAGTTCAAAAATTTCACACATACGCTAATACATTACCTGTTGACAGTGGAAGAGTTGGACAGAATACAAATGATGATGATGTAGATGATAATATAGATTCAAACATAAATGATTCTATTAGAAGGTCAACTGTAAAGTGGTTTCATAATGACCAGTTTTCACTTATGCATAAAATCAATGAAGGTTTAAATCAAGCCAAAGATGTTTGTGGTTGGAAACATGATTACAATTATATAGAAAATCTTCAGTATACAATTTATCAAGAACAACAAAATAAGAAAGGTGACTTCTACACATGGCACACTGATGCAGGGCCTGAACTTTATGATAATGGAATGCACCGTAAGTTAAGTTTTACGATTCAATTGACAGACCCTGATGAATATGAAGGTGGACATTTTCAGTGGTTAGAACCACAAAATGAATTCAACAATCTTACATCAGATTTAAAGGTGGACTTACATAATTCTGTTAGAACAGTTCCATTTTCTTCAAAAGAGAAGGGGAGTATGATTGTATTTCCCTCATTCCTATATCATCAAGTGACCCCAGTGTTAAGAGGAACTCGTATATCCTTAGTTGGTTGGTGTGTAGGAAATCAATATGTCTGATATAGTAAAAGTTTCTAAGATAGACGAGGTTTTTATGAAGGTTCATTGTGATGATGGCCTTGCAAGAGACTTGTTTGAGTTCTTTTCATTTACAGTTCCTAATGCAAAGTTTATGCCTTCATACAAAAATCGTATGTGGGACGGTAAGGTTCGTCTATTCTCAATTAAAACTCATAAGATTTATATCGGACTACTTCCATATGTAGATGAATTTTGTAGGGAAAGGGGTTATGGATTTGAAGGGGTTTCTGAAGTTCTTGGAAACAAACAAAGAGAAAAAGTTAGTCAATCATGGTTGACAGATTTAAAACTTCCTTTTGAACCTAGAGATTATCAGATAGAAGCATTCAATACTGCAATTCAATATGGAAGACAACTATTACTTTCACCAACTGCAAGTGGTAAGTCATTAATCATATACTTACTCGCAAGACATTATGATAGTAAAACAGTAGTCATAGTTCCTACAACATCACTGGTAGAACAAATGACAAAAGATTTTATTGATTATGGTTATAAAGAACCCGTCTGTAAGATATACCATGGTCAAGAAGTATTTGATGCACCGATTACAGTCACAACATGGCAAAGTTTTGCAAAAGCACCTAAAGAAGTTCTACAGTCTTTTGATGTTGTAATAGGAGACGAAGCACATTTATTTAAAGCACAAACTTTAAAAACTATTTTAGAAAAAATGAAAACTACTGCAATTCGTATTGGAACTACTGGAACATTAGACGGTTCAGAAGTTCATAGATTGCAACTGGAAGGTTTATTCGGGCCTGTCAAAAAAGTTATATCTTCAAAACAACTTATGGAAGACGGAACAATTGCAAATTTATCAATAGATTGTATCATACTTCGTCATACTAAACAGAAAAAAATGTCTTATCAAGACGAAATGGACTACCTAGTATCAAATGAACAAAGAAACCTTTTTATAACGAATCTAGTGGGGTCTCTTAGAGGAAATACATTAGTACTATTTCAATACATAGAAAAACATGGTCAACCACTATGGGAGTTATTCAATCCTATGGTTAGTAGAATGAATGGGACTTTACATTATGTGCATGGTGCAACTGATACTGAAGACAGAGAATCAGTCAGAGAGATTGTTGAGAACTCTAAAAAGAAAAACAATGTTATACTTGCATCATATGGAACATTTTCAACTGGAGTGAACATTAAGAAAATAGATAATGTGGTTTTTGCAAGTCCATCTAAATCACGAATCAGAAACCTACAGTCTATTGGTAGGGGTTTAAGAAAAACTGAAGGCAAAACTTCTATGAAGTTGTTTGACATATCAGATGACTTACAATGTAATAATCATACATTGAATCACCTTAAAGAACGTATAAATATCTATAACGAAGAAGGTTTTTCTTATAACATAAAACAATTTGATTTAAAGTAATGACATCACCAAAAGACTTATGTCCCCAAAAATACGAAGTTCTCAAGTTAAAGACTGGAACTGAAATATGTGGGATGACAAGAAATACTAATAAAGGTATTGAAGTAATTCTACCTATGGTATGTCAGTTAAACTTAATAGCAAAAAATAATACTCTTGCAACCTTCTACCCATATGCACCTTTATCTAAAGACCCTTCGATAACAATCGAAAATGAACAGATACTTCATCGTTCCAATATGAACTCCCAGTTCATTCCATTTTATGATGAGGCTTCTTCTCAATGGCAAACAATGGTGGAGAACGGAAAAATACCCTTAACTAATAAATCTAATATAAGAGGATTAGTTGAACAGACCCTTGAAGACATGTTGTTAAATTCTGAAGAAGAATATTCAGATGTGTCTCAAGAGGATATTGACCTTTACGATATTGCTAAAGGTAAGAAAGTAATCCATTAGGATTTCAGTTTGTCTAAATAAGTGCGTATAAGATATGATTATATCTAATTATACACAATACTTATAACTCAATTTAGGAAAAATATGACCACAATGGTTAAAAAAACTCGAACCAATTTTCATAGAGCAAAGGATATATTAGAATTTTCAATTTTAATGACCTTTCCGTTCTTACTACCATTCATTACGATGTATTTTGCATCATCTATGAGACTATTTTAATGAATAGAAAACTAATAGAAACAATCGAAATAAGTTCACTTGCATTTATTTTTTGTATATCAATATTTTCACTTACAGGAATTTCACTATGAAAGAATTGGGAATGTCATTATTAGGGTGTTTAGCAATCGCAACTTTCTTTGTTGCAAAGGTATACCCTAACTTAGAATACAGTGGATACAGTAGTAATACTTCTTGCACTGGTCAATGTTATGTTGACTATGTTGCATTGAATGGAACTGCATCAGAAATAGAACAGAGAAAGAATGAACTTGCAAATGCAGATGAGTTCTCTTCTATCAGAGGTCTATGGAGTGGTTGTGCAGCTTGTCACGGTGCAGAAGGTCAAGGTATGGCAGTCTTCCCCAAACTTGCTGGTCAATCTTCTGATTACATTGTAAGTAAACTCAATGCATATAAAAACAGAGAAACAGTCGGTAATATGTCTTCTACTATGTGGGCTCAAGCAGGAATGTTGAGTGATGCAGATATCAATATGATTGGTAAGTTTATCGAGGTGGAGTTAAAGTAATGTTCGTCCCTTGGTTCTCAAAACCCGAAACAGAAAAGAAAGTATTGCAAATTGTAAATCTTTCTCCCGATGTATCCGTTTTAGATAAGATAGAAGAAGTTCACCCAATGAGACAAATTGCAGTAATGTCAGTTGTGCAAGTCCTCGTTTTCGGTTTTATGTTGTTATCCTTTTGGTTAATCAACCTATATTTGAGTCAAATATGAAACACTATATAGTATATACAGTATTATCCCTAACAATGTTTTATCTTGCAATTGGGGATTTAGATAGAATGAGTCGTACTCTTCCTACCAAAAGTCGAGTCATTCCGTTGGATGCATATATCCCTAAGTTCTAATTGCTTGCTAATAGCTTCCCCGTGGGGACATAGTAATAATATCATAAGATTCTGAATCCCACAAGGGGTTTTTTGAAATAATTGCTAAAAACTTCAATTAAATAAATACTAAAAAACCCCTTACAATATGGGGATTATTGTGTATAATAGGTACATGACAACGAAAAAAGACCCTAAAACTCAGGCGCATTACGTCAACAATAAGGACTTTACTGCCGCTGTTGCTGAATATGTTGAACAAATAAAAACAGCAAAAGAAAAGGAAGGAACTCCACCACAAATGTCAGAGTACATAGGAGAGTGTATCTATAAGATTGCAACTCGATTATCTACAAGACCCAATTTCATTAACTACACTTATAGAGACGAAATGATTTGTGATGCAATTGAAAACTGCATTCAATACATAGGAAACTTTAATGTAGAAAAATCAAATAATGCATTCGCATATATTACTCAAATATGTTATTATGCTTTTCTTCGAAGAATACAAAAAGAAAAGAAACAAGTCTACATCAAACAACAGGCCATAGATGCAACCAATGTCACTATGGATGCATTTGATACTATTGACGGTCAACATGACCCAAGTCTAATCAATACTAATGTTGAATGGATGCAAGAAAACATGACTAGAGTTGAATACCAACCTAGAAAATCAAAGAAAAAAGTAAAAGAAGCAACAAATTTAGAAAAATTCTCGGAGGAGTAGTTTGAAAATTGCCATATTAAATGATACTCATTGTGGTGTCAGAGGTGATATGATTGAAATGTCCAAATACCAAGGTCGTTTCTATGAGGAAATATTTTTCCCGTATCTAGATGAACATAATATAAAACAAATCATTCATATGGGTGATTACTTTGATAGAAGAAAGTATGTAAACTTTGCATCTATGAAAGCAAACATAGAACATTTTGTAGAACCTATGAATGAAAGAAATATCAAAATGGATTTGATATTAGGTAATCATGACACTTATTATAAGAACACAAATGATGTCAATAGTCCCGAACTATTGTTATACAATCAACCAAACATTACAGTCCTTGCAGACCCAGTTGTAAAAGAATATGATGATTTTTCTATTGCATTAGTACCTTGGATTAATCCCGAAAATTATGCAGACTCAATAGAGTTCTTATTGTCTGCACCAGCTTCAATATGTATGGGTCACTTTGAAATTGAAGGTGCATTAGTACACCCAGGCATGACATGTCAACATGGACTTGACCACTCATATCTAAAAAGATTTGACCAAGTATACAGTGGTCATTTTCACCAAAAATCAGAAGTTAAAAACATAAAGTATGTTGGTTCTCAAATGCAATTTACATGGTCAGACTATAATGACCCAAAATATTTTCATATATTTGATACTGAAGACCAATCAATGACACCTGTTTTAAATCCAATCACAATGTTTGAAAAGGCATTTTATGACGATACCAAAGAATCTTTTGAGACTATATCTAATGCAGATTACTCAAACCTTGCAGGAAAGTTTGTAAAGGTTGTAGTAGTAAACAAAGACAATCCATATTGGTTTGACACATTCTTAGATAAAGTTCATAGTCAGAATCCATTACATGTATCTGTTGTAGATGACAACAAACACATGGACTTCTTTAATGACGATGAAATAGAAGATGTGGAAGACACACTTACTGTTTTATCTAATTACATTGAAGGTCTTGAAATACAAGGTAAGAAAAAACCACTTAACGAATTAATGACTACACTGTATAATGAGGCATTAGACGAACACAATTATTTATGATAAACTTTAAAAAGGTAAGGTGGAAGAATTTACTTTCATCGGGTAATAAATTTACTGAAATACAATTAGATGCACACCAAACTACACTTATATTGGGTGAGAATGGTGCTGGTAAATCAACACTTCTAGATGCACTTTGTTTTGGTTTGTACGGTAAAGGATTCCGTAATCTAAAGAAAGACTTACTTATTAATAGTATTAATGAAAAAGAACTACTCGTAGAAGTAGAATTTTCTATTGGTAAAAAAGAATACAAGGTTATCCGTGGTGCAAAACCAAATAAATTTGAATTGTATGTGAATGACATTATGGTCAATCAAGATGCAACTGTAAGAGATTATCAAGAACACTTAGAAAAGAATGTACTCAAAATGAGTTTTCGTTCTTTTACTCAAGTCGCAATTTTAGGTTCTGCAAACTTTACACCTTTCATGCAGTTAAGGGCTGTAGAAAGAAGAAAACTTGTAGAAGACTTACTAGACATTTCTATATTTTCAACTATGAGAGATATACTTCGTAAGAAGGTGTCTGAACATAACATTGAAATAAAGGAAACAAACCATGAAGTAGAACTCATGGAAGAACGGGTCAATGGTTTAACTGAACAACTTAATGCACTTCGTGAAAATCGTGATAAAAAAATATCACAATATGAATCTACTGTTGACGAAACAGAAAATAATATTAATAACTTATTGGAGAAGGTAGATGAAAAGACGGAAAATGTGGTGGAGAAAAAATCCACAATCAAGGATAAAGAACCTACAACGGATAGACTCAAACAAGCTGTTGACATGGAGAAACGCTTACAAGAGACTAGAAAAAAAGCAATTGCAGACATTCAATTCTACGAAAACAATGATGACTGCCCGACTTGCAAACAGGGGTTAGACCATGAACACAAGACGAAACACATTGAAGAAAAAACTGCAAAAGTTGAAGAGGTCAAGACAGCAATCACAAAGATTGATGAACTTATCGAAGAAGTCAGAGACAGAATCGAAGAAATAAACAAGGTACAGGACGAAATTGAAAAGGTACAAAGAGAGATAGGTATCATTCAAACAGAAATTTTATCTAATCAAAAGTTTATGAAAAAAATTCAGAATGAAATAAATGAATTGAAAAAAGAACAAAGTGGTGGTTCAGATGTTCATGAAAGAATAGATGAAACAGAAGAAAAACTTAACATACTTCATAAGAAAAAGGAGTCTTTAATTGATAGGGGTCATTACTATGACATTGCTACAACACTTCTTAGAGACCAAGGTGTTAAGGAAAGAATAATAAGACAGTATGTTCCTATTATGAACAAACTTATTAATAAATACCTTGCACAACTGGAGTTCTATGTTGGGTTTGAATTAAATGAATCTTTTGAAGAAACAATCAAGTCAAGATTTAGAGATGTATTTAAATATGATAACTTCTCACAAGGAGAAAAGATGAGAATTGATTTATCATTATTGTTCACATGGAGGGCTGTTGCAAGAATGAAGAATAGTGTTAACACCAATCTATTGATATTAGACGAAGTATTTGACTCTTCTTTGGATACTAATGGTACAGACGACTTTCTAAAACTTTTGAATACACTTACAGAAAAAACCAACGCATTTATTATATCTCACAAAGGTGATGCATTATATGATAAGTTTAATGATGTTATACGATTTGAGAAGCATAAGAACTTCTCAAGGGTTGCAGAATAGATAAATAGTAGTATGAAATCTTTTAACGAGTATCTATCGCCCAAACTTATTAAGTTAGACTTACCTTCCTATTCTAGTGACATACCTCTTGATTTACTTGAGAGTATGGGTGAAACTACTCAAAATGCATCTGTGACAGAATTATTTCCATGTTTAGCATTTAACAAAAAGTTTCGACCTAGTAATGTAGAAGATTTTAAAAAGTTTCTTTACAAGTTAAATATAAAAAGTGCAAAAACCTCTTATGCACCTTCAGATGCAGATGCGGCTGCAGAGGTCATAGAAAAACTTAGTACTATGGAAGAAAGATTTGTTAAAATGAAAATGGAAAATGCAATTGGTATTACAAATTTTTTATATGATTTAAACACATCTAAACCCATAAAGAAAGTTGTATGGGGATACCGTGCAAAACCAAGTGGGGTTCCTAAAAATCATGCAGGTGATATTTTTGTCTTCTTTCAAAATAAAGAAATATTAGGTATTTCATTAAAAGCAGGAACAACGAAATCGAAAGAACCATTGTTAAACTCTTATGTTAAGACTCAACTTGTAAGAATGGATAAAGAGTCTGCACTCAAACCTATGGAAGATGAACTATGGGATGCAGTGTATTCTAAACTTCCAAACATAGAATCAGTTGCATCAAAAAGTACTTATGCAAGTGGAGATAGAAAAGTGACTGCAAGTATTAGACAACTATACTTAGATTATCATATTGAAAATGAAGAAGAGTCTAACAATTTGTATGCCGCAATGGTAAGAATACAAAGAACACATGTATGTAAAGCACTCAATGAATTAAAACTAGAGGATTTTAAAAAATGGGTTTATGACAATTTTAATCTACAAAAACCTGCAAAAGTTCCATTAATATTAGTAAAGGCCGTAGGTAAAACAGCAGAACAAAAAGGTGACGACCTTGCATCATTATTACCATTGGTCACAAGTTTTAATGCATATCTAAATAAATCGTCAGTCCAAGAATGGTTTATAGATATAGATACACCTGATGAAATGAAAAAATTAAAAATGACAATTAGAAGTGATGCAAGTGTTAGAGAAGGAAAGTCACTTGCAAAACTAGGAAGATTGGCAAAATTTAGTATGTTAAAATTACAATATAGTGGAGTAGTAGATAGATAATGTATACATTAATAGAAGAAGCGAGTAAAGTATTAAGAACACCACCAGCACCTTTTGATTTTGAGTCTAGGGAAGACGCAAAAGAGATAGAAACAAAACTATCTGAAGCAATGGATAAATTTGGAGGTATAGGTTTATCTGCAAATCAAGTTGGATTAGATGCAAGAGTTTTTGTAATGAGAACACAAGACGGAAATAAAGCCTTCTTCAATCCCGAAATTACTAAAGCATCACAAGAAACAGATTTATTAAAAGAGGGTTGTTTATCATTTCCCGATATATACCTTATGATAAAGAGACCTAGAGTTTGTGAAATGAAATATCAAGACGCAGAGGGTAATGAACATTCAACTATGTTGGACGGTGTTGGTGCTAGATGTGCCCAACATGAGATTGACCATTTAAATGGAATAGTGTTCTTACAACGAGCATCTAAATTGAAATTAGAACGTGCATTGAAGTCTCGTCCTAAAGAGAAAAAAAGAAGAATAGAGTATGAAAAACGACAAGCAATTGCCCAATATATCCAACAACTTCAATCTAATAAAGATTCCGAACATGTTGACGGAGAATCAGTCGAGGAATCTGATTCACTTTCACCAAACGCACAAGCATCTTAGAAGTGTTGGAGACGGTTCTGATTACCGTGCAATAGACCTTATTCACATTCACACCCAGTGGATTCGTGATGTATTCAATAGAATTGCGTATCAATCAGTTGGTGAAATCCGTAAGCACTCAGACCAAGTAGTATATCCCGAAATGACAGCACTTAATGAGTGGGCAATAGGTGGTGTACAAGAACCACACTTAGACACTTACTCTACAGTAGAATTAGATAATGATGTGGTAGAAGAACAACCAAGTAGAGAATGGACTCTTATACTATATTTAAACGAAAATTTCAGAGGTGGGGAAACATATTTTCCCGACCAAGAAAACTATGTACATAAACCAGTTGCAAGAGAAGGTCTTTTGTTTCAAGGTTTATATCATAAACATGGTGTGTATCCTGTCCGAAGGAACTCACGACACACTATCTCAATGTGGTTCTCCACGAACCCCGATAATATTATCACCGATAATAGAACAAAAGACTTAGAATTAGACCACTATAGATTACGCAAAGCTTGACAATCCCCGCCACTTTTTTGTATACTATGTATATAATGAAAAACGGAGAAAAGATGAGTAATGTAGTTAATGAAACAATCAAGGAAGAACTTCTTGAAGATGTAAAGGTCATGGCTGAAGATGACATTTGGAGTGTTATTTTTGCAATCCAAGATGAGTTTGGAACTCATATGATGCCTGAAGATATCAGTATAGAGGGGTTTATAAATCAATTAGTTGAACTAAGGTTCGAGGAGAAATGTGTATGAATAATATAAACTATTTAAGAGAAATGGACTCTGTAAGAATTGTCCAAAGTGGTATTACCTATGAAGGTGTAATTGATAAAGTTGTTAACAATGAATTCCCTTTTATCGAAGGTAAATTTTACGAAATAGATGACATTGGTCAAAGAGTTGATAACATAAGATTCAATGCAACTATCTATGCACAATCATTCAAAGGTTTACAAATGGAATGGTGGTATGAAGGACAAGGTGGAGACAACTCTGCAATAGGTTGTAGTGGTGCATGGGAGAAACTTGTAGCATGATGTATCTTAAAGAAAAAACAGATTGGGAATTTCCTAGTCATACTTACATAGTCAATAAGAAAATGGAATTGGTTGGCTATATTATAGAGGGGACAAAAAAAGAGATAATCTTTAAAACCCCAATGAAAAACTTTTCAAAATCTTGGAGAAAATTCGACACGGCTTGACAATCCTCGCCACTTTTTAGTATACTATAAACATGACAAATTCAATAACAAACCAAAAAGACCAACTCGCTAAACTAATGGCGACTGAAGACCTAACTGTTGTGCATAGGAATATACCTACTGCATATTTTGATATCAAGAATAGAATCCTTGCATGTCCTACTTTCAAGGACGATATCAGTAATGAACTTTATGACCTATTCATGGGACATGAAGTTGGACATGCACTACACACACCATATGAAGGTGTTCATAGTGCATTAGAAAAGAATAGAACACTTAAAGGATATCTTAATGTTGTAGAAGACGTAAGAATCGAATCTGCAATCAAGGATAGATATCAAGGTCTAAGAAAATCATTCTACAAGGCTTATGACGAATTAATGCAAAGAGACTTCTTTGGTATTAAAGGCAGAGACCTCCAAACACTTTCACTTATAGACAAAATCAATCTTATCACTAAGGTTGGTTCTAGAGTATCAATTAATCTAACTTCTGAAGAACAAGTATTGTTAGACAAGTGTTATGCTTGTAAGACTTGGGAAGACGTTGAGGCAGTTGCAACAGAAATTTACGAATGGTCTAAAGAGAATGAGACTAGAGACGAAACTGATGAAAGTCTAGTTCCACAAACTTTAGACATTGGAGAAGACGAAGAAGACGAAGATGGTGAAGAGGAGCCTTGGGGAGATGAGGGTTCAGAAGAGGATTCAGAAGAACAAGAAGGCTCTAAAGGTGGTGGTGATTCTATGCCTGATTTAGAAGACATAGACGAAGGAGATTCTACTGGACAAGAGAACTCTGATGAATCTGAAAAAGACCTAGAAGAAAAAGAAGAGACTAAAGAGACTGGTCAAAAAGGTGGTCTAGGATTTGGTTCTCATGACGACCAAAACGGTGCAAGAGAATCAATTACTGAACACTATGCACACAATAACGAAGGTGAATATATTTCAGATGTTGCACATATCAAATCTCAAATTGACCTTCCTAAAGTATTTAAAGATAGAAAAGAAGATATAGACAATGTTGAAGTGTCATATAAAACTGTTCTTGCAGATTGGGATAACCACTGGAATACTACTGAAAATTCTAATAAAGAAAAACAAATTGCAAGGTCTAAAATTGCAGGTAAGTATCTAGTGGATAAAAACAAAAAACTTGTTGCTCATATGGCAAAAGAGTTTGATATGAAACAAACTGCACAAAGAAGTAAACATGCTTACACTGGTAAAACTGGTAAGTTGGATATGAATAGACTTGCTAAATATCAAATCGTTGATGATGTTTTCAAAAAGGCATTATATGTGCCAGAGGGACAAAATCATGGGTTGACAATTTTACTTGATTGGAGTGGTTCTATTCAAGACCAATGTGATGATTTAATAGAACAATCAATCATACTTGCAATGTTCTGTAGAAAAGTTAATATCCCACATAGAATATATCTTTTCTCTGATTCATATACAGTAGAAGATGAGTGGACTTTTAGAAGTGATTACACTTCATTACTAACTATTGCTTCTGATGAAATGAATAACAGAGAATGGACAAAAATGTTAGAGGCACTGGGAACCAAATGGTCTAACTACCACTTTGGAAAATACTCTTATAGAAATCAAGATAAGGCACTAACTAAATGGAATGACTTGTATGGTAAAGTTGATTACATTACCAATGATGGATATTACACTTACTTAGATACTAATGTCGGCCCTAGAAACTATAGACTGGGTGGAACACCTCTAGACCAATCACTAGTTGCTCTAAGAAAAATGCTTCCTAAGTTCAACACTCAATATTCAATTGAGAAATCAATTCTTACAATCATTACTGATGGGTATTCACATCAAGGAGATTTTCTTGATAAGTCTAAAGAAGAATATGACGTTATTAAATCTCAAGAGTCTGATGGTGAGTATTCATGGAGAATACCACACTCTAGAGAAATCATTGACCCGTATTCAAAAAAGGTTTATGACTATTCAACTGATACAGGATACGGTGGAAGAAACGGTTTTAAGAACACTCAAAATCTTTTAGACTGGTTATCAAAAGAATGTAATGTCACGGTCACTGGATACTTTGTTCTAGGTAAAAAAAGAGACATGATAGATTTACTTTATCTTGCAGATGATAAATTGACATCAATCAGTGATGAGATTTGGAGACAAGTCAGAAAAACTGGATATGTTGTTGAGTGTCATGGATATAATAAACTATTCATTACTTCTACTAACGCTATAGGTGTCAGTGGTGATGACGAACTTTCTGATGACTTAGTTGATGCAAAGAAAACTAGAGTGTTGGCTGCATTCAAAAGAAATCAGAAATCAAAAACTACATCAAGATTTTTAACTAACGAATTTATAAAGGAGATTGCATAATGGAAGCAAAATATATGATGAATGAAACATTCATTTTAGAGAGAGACGATTACAGGGACTTTACCAATAGGGTAATGGTTCTGCAATCAAGAAAAGAAGAAGCACCTTATATCGTGGAACACGATTATATCCAAGACACTTTTGAAGTGACACTACTGGATAACAGGTATACACTAAAAACAATTATGGAGAAAACATCATGAGAGATACATTAAAAGTAGACCCAGCATATTACATTTCACACAATACTGATTACAGTGCTTTTGCAGATGCTGTTATGGACGTGGGCCCAAGTCCATGTCAAAAGTTTGATTGTCCAAGACAATCTGCATGTGCTGAAGAAAAGGTTGAATGTAAGGCATTCAGATACTGGGTAAACAATGGTGAGTTTACAACTTATAGGAAGAAACTAAAAAAAGATATTTCTATTAGACATGAAATGGAAAAACTTTTACAACCTATTAAATAAGTGCTTGACAATCCCCGCCACTTTTTAGTATACTATACAAGATGAAAAAATTAACTAACTTAACCAAGGAGACTAAATGAGTAAAAGAAGTTATGACAGAAGTGAGTCAATAAACATAGACGGGAAACCGTTTCACTTTACACCCGATAGGAAGGAGTTTCTATCAACCTTAACCACGATGTTCAAAGATAAGACATCTTTCACTAAAGAAGATTTTGATGCAGTAGGTGGAATGCCTTACTGGTGTAAATCTACTAGATACAATTTCAAGAATGGTGAGATATTCAATCTTGAGGCAGTTGTCGGTGGATATAACGGTGGTTATGAACCCGAGAATGTGGTGTCAATCGCAAAACCAATTTCTGCAACACCAGTTGTAAGTAATATGCCAGTTGCGGCTGCAACCGAGTCCGTGAATGTTCTTAACGATAATGTTAAAATCATTCCCGAGAAAATGTCAAACTATGTCCCATTTGGACATTTCAAAGATGTAAAGAACATAATCAAATCTAAAATCTTTTTCCCAGTATTCATTACTGGACTAAGTGGTAATGGTAAAACATTAATGATTGAACAAACATGTGCTCAATTGAAGAGAGAACTCTTCAGAGTCAATATCACAATCGAGACTGATGAAGATGACTTAATGGGTGGACACACTCTAGTCAATGGAAACATAGTCTACAGAGAAGGCCCTGTTATCAAGGCAATGAGAAAAGGTTCTGTTTTACTTCTTGACGAAGTTGATTTAGGTTCTAACAAACTTATGTGTCTACAATCAGTTCTTGAAGGTAAAGGTTATCTAATCAAGAAAACTGGTGAGTGGGTGACACCTAAAGACGGGTTCACTATTCTTGCTACTGCAAACACTAAAGGACAAGGGTCTGATGATGGAAAGTTCATAGGAACTCAAATCATGAATGAGGCAATGTTGGAAAGATTTGCAATAACAATGCAACAAGAATATCCACCAGTGACTACTGAAAGAAAAATCCTTGCAAAGGAAATGGAATTGACTGGTGAAGTTGATTCAGAGTTCGTCACTAAACTAGTAGACTGGGCTGACATTATCAGAAAAACCTACTATGAAGGTGCGATAGATGATGTTGTCACTACTAGAAGACTTGTTCACATTGTCAATGCATATAGAATGTTCAATGACAAATTGAAGTCAATCACAATGTGTATTTCAAGGTTTGACGAAGAGACTAGAAATAGTATCCTCGACCTCTACTCCAAGATTGATGCTGGAGTAGACTTGAATGCAGAAAACTCTATTGACGAATCAGACTCTTCAGAGTATAATGACTAGTATGTTTGGTAAAAAGGTTAAAACAATAGATTACAAATATAACGAGGACAAATCCCTAAAAGAATTGTCCTCTTATATCGACAATACCTATGACCAACATTACAGTTTAAACAAATACCAATCCACTGAATTTATAATTGACAGTGGACATGGTGAAGGTTTTTGTATCGGGAACATAATGAAGTATGCTCAACGATACGGTAAAAAGGGAGGCAAGAACAGGGCAGACCTATTAAAGGTTTTACATTATGCTTTGTTTATGCTTCATGTTCACGATAAACAGGAGACTAATAGTGATGAAAATAAGTAATGACACGAGAAATGTCTTAAAAAATTTCTCAACAATTAACCAAGGAATTAGGGTTAAAACAGGAAACAAGTTGGAGACAATCTCTAACATGAAAAACATTCTTGCAGTTGCAACGATAACCGAAGACTTTCCACAAGACTTCAGTATCTACAATCTGCCAGAGTTCTTAGGTGCAACTTCTTTATTAGAAGACCCCGAGTTTGAATTTAATGATTCATCATTATCTATAACAGATGATAATTCTGCAATGAACTATTTCTTTGCAAGTGAAGGTATGGTGACTGCACCCGATAAAATGATTACAATGCCAGAATCTGAAATAACATTCAATCTATCCTCTACACTTCTAACAGACCTCAACAAGGCTGCAAGTGTTCTAGGTGTAAATGATTTAATTTTAAAATCAGATGGTACTACAGTATCATTAGAAGTGACTGATAAGAAGAACACTACCTCTAACACATTCTCAAGAATTGTTGCAGAAGGTGATGGTACAAAATATGTAATGAACTTTAAGATTGAGAACCTAAAAGTTTTAGAAGGAAACTATGAAGTTTCAGTATCTTCAAAAGGAATATCTAATTTCAAAAACATAGATATTGATTTAGAGTACTTTATTGCATTGGAACCCGATTCAAAGTATGGTATTTAGACTAAATACATTTAGTGTGAATATTGTGCCAGTCTCTGCAATATACACGGGAGTAATCCATACTCATCAAAGGGTGGATTGCACTGTAAACTCGGTGGGGGGTTTGCTCTTATTATGAAACAAGAATTTTTATATGTGGAAAAGTATCGACCACAAACAATAAACGATACAATATTACCTACAAGAATTAAACAAACATTTAATGACTTTTTAGAGTCGGGTGAGATTCCCAATTTAATGTTATGTGGTTCTGCAGGAATAGGTAAGACAACAGTTGCAAAGGCACTCTGTAATGAGTTAGGTGCAGACTTTATTGTAATCAATGGTAGTGATGAGGGTCGTTTGATAGACACCCTTAGAACAAAGATTAAAAACTTTGCATCTACTGTTTCCCTAAGTGGTGGCCCGAAGGTTGTTATACTAGACGAGGCAGATTATATTTCTGCAGAATCAGTCCAACCTGCATTAAGAGGATTCATAGAAGAGTTCTCATCTAACTGTAGATTTATATTTACCTGTAATTACAAAAACCGAATTATCCCACCACTACATTCTAGGACAACTGTTATTGACTTTACAATGTCACCTAGTGACAAACAAAGTCTTGCAGGTATTTTCCATAAGAGACTCATGGAGATTTGTGATAAAGAGAATATCAAGTATGACCCAAAAGTTTTAGTGGAACTTATCTTAAAGTTCTTTCCCGACTTCAGAAGGTGTCTGAATGAAGTTCAGAGATACGGTGTTGGTGGAGAAATTGATACAGGTCTTCTTTCTTCTCTTAATGAAGAGAAACTAACACCTCTCATTGATATGCTTGCAGATAAGAATTGGGGTGGAATGAGAAAATGGGTTGGTCAAAATTCAGATAATGATTTTAATGGACTATTCAGAAAATTATTTGATACACTTGAACAAAGATTAGAACCAAGTTCTATTCCAGCATGTGTATTACTAATTGCAGATTATCAATACAAATCTGCATTTGCAATGGATTCAGAGATTAACTTTACTGCATGTCTAACAGAGATTATGTCGGAGTGTAAATTCAAATAATGGGTAAGTTAAGACAATGGTTTTTTAAATGGTTTGATATTCAAATAGAAAAATCATGGCAAAGAAAGGCAAACAAAATGTTTGCAAAACATAGTGTAGAATATAGAGACGGAGATAACACATGAGTCAATACAATGACAGAGTTGAAAAACAACGACTAAAACTAGAAGCAGAAAAATGGGCAAAAGGTGTTAAAGCCATACATGCACATTCACTAGATTCAATGCATTACGATACAAGACCCGAAGACACTGCAAAGGGGTCTAGGAGCGTCTTAGACATTGAATACAACGATTGTTCGGTAAGACGGACTCTAGACACTGATGAGGTTGTGATGTTTGGTCATGCTCTCAGTGGTCAAACCCTTATAGATGCATTTGTAAAATCTACATAATGTCTAAAACAAATCCTTTTGATTTTGTAAAATCTGTTTCTTCTGATAAGAAGAATATTATGGTTGACGAAATCGAAGAGAAATCATATGCACCATTTCTAACCAATAAGGCTTTATCTTATCACCAAGATTCAGTCTTTTTTTCTAATGAAATGAACATCAGGCACGGTACGGAAAACCGTCTTCAATACCTTTTTTTCCTAAATACTTTAAGGAAAAGACAAAGGTTCTCGAAGTGGCAAAAACCATATACGAGTAAAAAACTTGATGTCATAAAACAATACTACGATATAAGTACAAAAGAAGCCAAAGACTACATGAGTATTTTATCAGATAGTGATGTCCGAAACATGAAAAAAAGAATGAAAACTGGTGGAAAAGATAATGAATGACCAAGACCAATTAGTCGAAAAGTTAGTTGAAGTGACCTTCGCAGAACGAGACGACTTCCTAAAAATAAGAGAAACCCTATCAAGAATCGGTATTGCTTCAAGACGTGAGCAAGAATTATTTCAATCATGTCATATATTACACAAAAGAGGTAAATACTACATAGTCCATTTTAAAGAGTTATTCCAGTTAGACGGTAAACCGACAACTATAGAAGAGAGTGACTTGGGTAGAAGAAACACTATATGCAATCTTTTACAACAATGGAAACTATTAACTGTTGTAGTGCCAACTACAATAGAAACCCCTACAGTACCCTTATCACAAGTTAAAATTATACCATATAAAGAAAAAAAGGACTGGAAACTAACCACTAAATACTCAATTGGTAGTACAAATACCTAAATATAAGGTTAAATAACATCAAAGGAGATTTATATGTTTTCAGGCATTATAGACTTTGTTATGGGAATTTGGAATTTACTAATGATTGTACCAGTTGTAATATCAATTTGTTCAGTCATAGTAGCAATGACACCAACACCTGCCGATGATAAGGTATGGGCTAAGGTGTATAAATACTTAGAAATCTTGGCGCTTGCAATAGGCAAAGCAAAAGATAAAAATCCATTATTGGATAAATAAATAGGAGAATATTATGGAATACGCAATACTAGTAATAGTTGCACTTGCAGTCGCAATCTACTTTCTTAACGGAAAGGGAGAGAGTAAAGTTGCAAGTAAAACTACAGTTTCCAAACCTAAATCAGATGTTCCTACTACTGCACAACTTAAGAAGTTGACAAAAACTCAACTTTTTGACCTTGCAGAGAAGAAACAGATTAAGGTTAAGAAATCTGGCACTAAAGCTGAAGTGATAAAACAGATATCGTCTGTTAAATAACTTTAAACAATAGTTCATAGAAGGGTGTAGAAATGCACCCTTTTTTTATATAAATAAGGGTATGGAAGCAATATTTGATTTGATAGGTGATGTGGGTGTTCCAATTGCAATGGCATTAGTCATGGGAGTATTCATATTTTTAATTATTAGACAAATCATGGAAGGCATAGTTGATAGTATTAAAACACTAACATTGTTTTGTGAGAGTTTAGAGAATCGTGCAAGAACAATGTCAAATGAGATGATTAAGATTGACATGTTAGTGTCAAGTGCTTTAGAACTAAGGCCTGATATAGAGAGAGTTGCACGTGCAGAGAACTTTATAGAAGATGGTAAACTTGATGTGAGGAGGGACTAATGGAACAAGAAGTCCCAATGATTGTAGAATTAATTACTGATTATGGGTTTCCAGTTGTTATGATGGTCGGACTAGGTTATTTTGTGTACTTTGTGTGGAACTTTATTAGTGAACACATAGACCCTGAAATAGAAAAAATGCATTTTGCATTGATTAGAGTTATAGACCAAACTAGAATGTTAGACCAAGATTTAATTAGATTAAAAGAAAAAGTTGATGTTGTTCTAGAATACCGTGAAAATGAAAAAAAGAAAACTACTAAAAGGTAGTTATGATTTATACATAACTAACGCTTGTAATTTACACTGCACTGGTTGTAGTGTCTTAGATTACGGTGGAGATTATGATAATAAGGGTAAGATAACAATACCCTACTTAAAGTTAAATGATGTTAAAGACATTATTGAAAACTTTAACCGATTAGATTTATGTGTTGAAGAACTTAAAGTTCTAGGTGGAGAACCTACAACACACAAGGAACTCAAAGAAATTACAGAGTACCTTAGAGAGAATAAAGAGTGTTATGAAACACTAACCATTGTGACCAATGGATTAAACATAACTAATGAGATTATAGATATTCTCAAAAGTTATGATAGAATTATTATATCAGTTTATAAACAATTAGGCGATATAAGAGAAACAATGAGACTAAGTGGACTGGAAGACCGAATATCTACAAATACAAAAGTAGATTATTGGGAACAAGATTCATTTGTTCGTTTTGGTGAAAAGTGGGATACTATAGAATATGATATTTGGAGTAATTGGAATAATTGCTACCAAAAAGATAGTTGTAAATCACTTTCAAAAGAAGGTGTGTATAGATGCACAATTACCATGAACGAAAGAATTGAAGGTGTTGACTGGTCTAATGCAGAAGATATTGATAATCATGTACATCGTGACGAACCTTTAGATAGGTGTAAGACATGTTATTGGCCAGGTAAAACAGAAAAATGGTCAAGTAATAAATGGAAGACCGATACTAGAAATTTTGAAAAAGGTCTTAAAATAATTGAAACGGTAAATGTATATGAAAAAGATATTATTAACACTACTATTCTCAACCACTCTTAGTGCAGACGAAATAGTACACAAATTCAAAAGTCCTTCATTCAGTGGAATAGGACAATCATCACATTATCTTACAATTGAGAACCAAGAGAAATCAAGACGTGACAAGATAGCACAAGACATAGAAGATAGAATTGCAAAGGCAGAAAGGGAAGCAGACAACACCACCCTTGCAAAATTTTTAAGAAATGTGGAGAGTAGAATTTATGCTCAGATAGCAAAACAGTTAGTAGAAAATATGTTCTCTAATGGTGAAGCTGCATCATATGGTGTTTTCTCAATAGAAGGGAATACAGTCACATACGAAAAGTTGGTTGGAGAAGATGGTGCAGAATTTATTAGACTAACAATTGTATCACAAGACGGAACGACAACAACTTTAGATATACCAGTTGGAACAGGAAGTTTCTAAATGAAGAATTTTTTATCAGTGGGACTTGCAGTCTTACTTGCCAGTAGTTGTGCAAGTGTTCCTACTATGAATAGAGATTCAAGTAATTGTGACCCAAACATTGTAGATGTTAAGACTCTTGTTGAAAAAGCAATACCATTTACTTGTGTTGAAAATGCAGAGGTTGTGAAGATACCAACCTATCAAGAACTTGCAGACTTACCACCTGCTGAGACAATGCCTATTGTTGCAGTATACTCTTATATAGATAAGACAGGACAAAGGAAGAGAATGGACGGAGTTGCATCATTCTCAACTGCAGTGACCCAAGGTGCAGAATCATTTTTGATTGATGCATTGAAGACTGCTGGAAATGGTAAATGGTTTAGAGTAGTAGAGAGAACAAATTTAGATGCACTTGTAAGAGAGAGACAAATCATACGAAGTGCAAGAGAAGACTTTGCAAACCAAGAAGGTAATGAAGACTCCCCAACAGGAATTCAACCTCTCTTATTTGCTGGTATCCTACTTGATGGTGGGATAATTGGTTATGACACTAACATTGAAAGTGGTGGACGAGGTGCAAGAACACTTGGTGTAGGAACATCACGTTCATATAGAAGAGACGTAGTGACTGTAAGTTTAAGAGGAATCTCAACACTTACAGGTGAAATTTTACTTAATGTGCAGACTACCAAGACAATATTGTCAGTTGGTGGTGGTTATGATGTATTCAAGTTTGTGGATATGGATACACAACTTGTTGAAATAGAAGATGGTGTAGCAGAGAATGAAGGAGTCACGAAAGCGACTCGTTCTGCAATCGAACTTGCTGTCTTAGAATTAATATACCAAGGACACGATAGAGGTTTTTGGGAAATAGAGGAAAAAACAAATGAAGAATAAACTTCTTTTATTATGTTTATCATTAGGGTTAACTGGTTTCGTATCTGCAGCTGCAGATGATAACGAGATTTGGATACAACAGTCAGGTGACAATTTAACTTTGAACATAACTCAAAAAGGTTATGCAAACAAAGTTGGTGGAGACGATTTTTCGAGTTCATCAATTGATATGATTTTGACTGGTGCAACTAATAGTTTAACACTATTACAGGACGGAGACTCAAACAAATTATACGGCCCATTCATTGCAGATAATGCCACAGTAGATTTAACATTTACTGGTGATTCTAACTCTATGGATTGGAACGTAGGATATG